CAGGGCAGGTCTTCGAAATATCGAAGCCATGGCCCCGCCGTACGGACTTTCTGACCGCAGTCAGTGCACAACCCAGCGACGCTGGGTCCGGTTTGCTCCGAGTCATATGGTCATTCTTCGGAATATTGAAGGGACTATAGGGGCATTCTACGACCAGGTAGCCGCGCTTAACCTCGTGGAAGATGATCTCACGGGTCAAGGGTTCGACGTCCCGGCAGCTCTTGCCGCCATTGCAGAGTGTACATTTGGTGTTCCAGCCTGGTGTATTCGTACTGAAATCCTGGAGTCTCTGCGGGCTCTGGGTATGACATGGGACAATTGGTGCTGTTCTTGCGCCGATCGTTTCTGGTCATGGATGGTCTCACTGGTGGAGGTCTTCTCGTTCTTCAAGTTCGAGTTGACTGACCCCGACGTCCGCGCCTTCAGCGCAAAGTTCACACTTGCGAGTCTGTTCGATGTTGGGGAGGATTTCCTCAAGTATCAAACGAACTGGCTTGCGTGCCGTCTCTTTAGGCAGACCGTGTATCCAGAGCGTCCAGTTCTGCTCCCTCAAACGGAGCGGGACGGATTCCTTTTCACATCTCTCTATCGGGTTACACAACATAGCTTGTGGCGCGATCATCGACGCCTGCAGCTTGCGTATAGCCTGATACAGTTCAAGAGAGGATGTGATCCGGTCTCACTTAGGAAGCGTGCCAAGGTTATTGCTGATCATGCAGCCAAGCTGTCATCTCGTCCGAAGACGGTGACTGAGCTTGGTGACCTTGTCACGCAGGTACGCAGGACGGTCCGGGAGGTCTTGGGCAAGCGCCCCTCCGCGGACGAGCAAGATCGGCTCCTTCCACCGAGCACTAGCAGCCACTATGAGTCATCTCGTGGCCAGCTGGGCGCGTTGCCGGTGGTGGTGGATGCGAGCGGGGACCAGAACAAGTGCCCCGCGTGTACCAGTTTCAACATGTCGCTGTTCGATTGCGACTGTTGGAGATGCTTCTTCCTCATGGTTCCAAGCTATGAGGGCGTCTTCGACGGACAATATGAAGAGACTTTGCAGTCCTTCCATGTTGGTCCTCGACCTAGCGTTGACTTGAAGAGAAGCGTCCTGGAGCAACATCTGTTTATTAGCTCATCCCAGTGGGACTGTGAAGTCCATCTGGTTCTTGAGCCTTTTAAGGTAAGGACTATCACTGCCTCGACCGCCCTTCCCTCGTACATAGGCCGCTACTATCAAAAGCGGATTCATGCACGGGTGGGGGCGCATCCGGCCTTCATGTGGACCCATGCACCTTGCAGCTTTGAGACGATTCAACAATCCTTCCCGGCGCCCCTTTGGGGGGGTAGGGATTTTGTCATGGTCAGCGGCGATTATACCGCTGCCACAGACAATTTGGAAGTTGAATTGACCAAAGCCGCTTGGGATGAGTGCGCATTTTGGCTGGCGGCTGATAGACAGGACTACCTCGCCATTAAGGAACTCGGCGAACAGATGCTCTCAGGACAGGTACTGAACTATCGCACCTCTATCACTAGCATTTTCGGAAAGAAGGACTTCCCCAAGGTTGGGCCATGGACTGAAAAGGCTTACCAACGTCTCGCTCATTTTGGAATTCAAGAGCGAGCAGTACAGACCCAGGGACAGTTGATGGGCTGTATTCTCTCTTTTCCTCTGCTTTGCATGATCAACGCAGCGATCTCTCGCTATTCCTACGAGAGGTTTTACACGCAGGACGACCTTGTTCCAAGGTTTCGTCTCAAGGACCTCCCAATACGTATCAACGGTGATGATATCCTCATGAATTGTGAATCCGAAATGATCCCGATCTGGACTGAACTGGTCCAAAGAGCAGGATTGACTCCCAGTGCTGGCAAGAACTATGTCAGTAAGGAGTTCGGAATGATCAATTCTGAGATGTACACTATCGAAGATGGCGATTGGAAGGGCTTTGAACCGTATTTGAATCTCGGGCTGCTGTGTGGTATGGGACGTGTTCAATCCGATACCCGCTGCGATGCAAAGTTCATTAATGGCAGTGACCAGGCCATGAATGTCGGCGCGCGTTCCCGCGCGCTCGTGAGGGGTTGGTCTGTAAAGAAACAGAAGCGCTTAATCGAACGCTTCGTACAGATCAATCGAGAGACGTTGGAAACAACCTCAAGGGGCTGGGGCATTCCCGAAGCTCTAGGTGGACTAGGTATCCCGCACATCACTAATCACTCGGTGGAAGGTTTGCTGGTAGCCGCTTACCTTGATAGACTCGATCCCTCCTCTTACGAGGACTGGATGATGAGGATCAAGATGACCGACTTACAGCCACCTCCCTTTGTCAAGAAGGCTCTTGACATAGGTCGCCGAGTGCTGGATCATTGTGCCGTTCTATGTTGGGGTACAGCTGAAGAAGCAAAAGAGAATGAGCTCCCTTTGCTTACGGGGGCGACTTGGCTTTACGAACCCACGGTCTTGGTTCGCGAGGATCGCCAGGTCAACTCTGAGGCCGCATATCGTCGGTTAGTACATACCGCAATACGCAGTGGGGTGACTGCTAAGAGCAGCGCCTCGATTGAAGACTTCGTGGGCAAAGTCCGTGTCTACGAGGTCCGCTCAGACGTCAGATCACAGCTGGAGAGCTGGATCCCCCTGATCCGACGCACAACCGACCGTCTCGGGTCGCTTGCGCGTTGGGGTTAGGCCTACCGTCGTCTTCGCTGAAGGATCTTCCCTTCACGGATACGAGTTACGGG